TGTCTGAGAAGAACGCTCGCGGTAGGAAGCATAGTCGATGGAGACCTTTTCAGGTTTAACGGTTTGACCCGTCCATCTCGAGACCATGTCCCCCGCGACGTCTTTCGCCATAACGTCGAAAATAGGATACAAGGACGCCCTGGGAGGCGCCCCGACAACCATTTCAACACTACGACGTACACCTTTCTTTATTGTAGGGGCCGGCCCATCGGTCAGGGCACGGCGAAACCAAGACTTCTTGGAAAGAATCTGAAACTCTCTGCGAGACAGAGTTGACAAGTCAATCTGTCTAGCGGCAATCTCGAAGCGCATCATACAATTCACGACGAGGGATTTAACCTCACCGCGAAAAGTACTCAGCCCTTCGAGAACCTCTGCCAACAGACAGCCAGGTTCCTTCTTGTAAGGTCGGAAGAACGAAAGGACGGGTTTAGGGGCCAACTGGCCTCTACGGAGGAAGAACCTTTGAGAGTTCAAATCCGCAGAGATGTTTGAGTAGCCGGTCTTCTCAACATTGACACAAAGTCCAAAAGTTCCAGTCACCTCTTTCCAGAGGGAAAAGAACTTCCGATCACCTGCAAACAAGCAGTCATCGCCATTAAAACGACCGACGCGGTTGGCACCGCTGCCACGCCCGATATCGCTGGCGATATCGAAACAGGCCTTATTCAAGAGGCAAAGAAGTGGGAAACTAACAAGATTCCCCATCATACTACCTCTCCGAATAGGTCTGACCGTCCCCGTGCAGGTGTCCATCCAGCGCAGGCGCTGGAAGGAACCTCTCAGGACACTTCTTTCATTCTCCGTCAACCTCACATCCTTCGAAAGCTCGTCTACGATGACGTCAACGGCCTCGAGGTAGATTTTGTCAGTGGCGGACTCGTAGTCGCCACTAATGACAGCCTCTCCCTCGCGCCGGTCACCCAAGACGGCCAAGAAATCTTCTTTCTTCACATCCCCACGAACCAGCCATCCGAAGGATGACAAATGGTCGTAGAGGGCGTTGTGAACAGGCGTCAAGACTCGCTTCACGCGAGCGGATTGCATCGTTACGACACGAAGCTTTCCCTTAGTCTTGGCGACTCCCAAGCGGACGAGCGAATCGTCCATAGAAGTCTTTGAAGGATCGGTGGCAAGAGTGCCACCTTCACCTTGACGCGTTTCAAAACACCCCTGCTGGTCAGGGATGTAAACCCCACTCTCACTCCTCCTTACCCCACCCTCCACACACTCTTTCCGAGCGTTTTCTAAACGTTCGCCCCACCCGAAGGCGAGCTCGCGGACATGCCTCCTCAACAACCAATAAGGATCATAACACCAAGTAGTGTTCACCTTATCAGGAGTCTCAGCCATCCGCGAAGCCCACTCTTCCTTCGCCACCTGTCCCCTACTGTGATCGCATGTCAAGCACGGAGCGTCAAAAATACGCTTGCAACTCGCGAGAGCCGAAGACATCTTCGAAGCCCGCACTTGACGCCTTGTCGCACCCCCCTTGGAAAGGGAGCGCATTTGCATCACAATGGGGACCTTGTGGTCCCAATCCTTCCTAAGGGATAAACACGTCGTACCTGATAACTCAGGAAGCTCACCCAGGAGTCTAAACTCCAGCTGGATGACACGAAGTGCCTTAAGAAGGCCCCGCCT